GCCAGTCACAACAGCAGAGTTAGATCCACCAGATCCACCGCCGCCGCCAAATGCTGTTAAGAATGTTCCAAATGTAGAATTACCGCCATTACCTCCTGTACCGCCACCAGCACCGGCGGCACCTTTAGCGCCAGCAATTCCAGCAGCACCACAAGTTACCACGACGGTAGATCCAAGATCAGCAGCCGCAAATACTTCTCTCATCCAGGCACCACCTCCACCGCCACCGCCACCCTTAGCGACAACGGCAGTTGCTAGAGATGCACCCGCGCCACCTCCACCGCCACCGCCCATAATTTCTACGATGACAACCTTTGGGGTAAATGTAGTTGGCTTTGTCCATGTTCCAGAACCAGTGAAAATCTGAACATCGGCGGCACCAGTATTGGCACCAGCCAGTGGAATTCCCGAACTGTTAAATCTAGTAAATCCATTCTCATCAAGAGTGAATGTTTCACCGGCAGCGAGGGTGACTAAGTAAAGGTTGATAGGTGTTGTTCCATCGGTATGAAGCAGTGTTACTGTATTCGGGTTTGTTGCATGATCATTTCTTACCTTTAGGCGCTGAACTGTACGCACCTTTCCAGAACCAGGAGCAGCGACAACTGTTGTAGTTGTCGCTGTAACGATGGCTGTATTTGTACGACCGGCGACAATAGATGTCGATGTGCCGAGGTTGTCATTATCAACCCATGAGGCGTGTACGTCGATATCTGCTGTGCCAGTAGTAGTAATGCGTAGCAGGTCAGTAGTTCCGGTAAGAATAAGCATTTACATCACGCCGCGTTGTAAGTTAGAGTAGCAGTTACTACCCAAGTCTGAGCGGAAGTCTTAGTTCCTAGAGACTGAACAAGACGGTTCATCATGGTACCTGCTGCGGATGCATTGAATAGCGCCCATTCCGCCCACGCGAAGTTCGCGTCTGTGGTGGCGAATGTTGAACGATATGTTACAACGTTACTCGCAACCTGTGGATATGTAGCGTCCATTACCTTACGCAACTTGTTTGTGGCTGCCTGTAGGTCAGTCTGCGATGCGGCAAAAGCGGTTGCTGAGTCACCTACACCAATGTACGTGTTACCGTTCGAAAATGGTGTTGCGGCTGCGGCGTGCGCTGATGCTACAAGGAAGTCCCTTCCAGCGTTTGATAGACCCATTTCTATTCCTCATTCTTTATAATATTTTCGATTACGCCATTATGGATAATAATGGTTTCTAGCAGTTCGCCGGTCGCATCGTCGTACTTTTCGATGGTAACCAACTCATCCACGACGAAGTTTGCGTCCTCCCCGATCACGAGTAGAACTCCTTTGCCTCGCGTGGAGAAGCAATACGGAAGCCTTCTTCACGGTCACAGATAATCTCTGCATCCTCTTCTGGCATCAAGGCATATGGGTTATCGAATGTAAAGGTATACATACGACCATTTGCCGAGGTGTCATAGCGGCGGTTCTTGCGGTCCATCTTAACTAGCAGGGTATTCCCTGAAAGTGCTGGGCCAGCAGGAGCCTTTTCCTGACTTGGGAAGAATTCTGGCTCAGCCTCTTCGGCTTCGTCATCATCTTCTGGCTTTAGGACTTGATTCCAAGCATCAGCGTATTCCACGCCGTCTGCCTCAATCGCATCGATATAAGCCTTCTTCGAATTCTTTACTTCGTCAGTATCGACGCCGTAAAACTCTGCCACTGTCTTTAATTCAGCCAGTGTGTGTATATCAAAACTCATGTGATATTTCCTCTCACTTGTCTGCTCATTGTAGCAAACCACGATATAAAAAGCAAAGGGGCCGGGATTTCTCCCGGCCCCATGCTATGATCCGTTAAGATCAGGTTGATACCTTTACGTTCTTAACGATAACGTAAGCGTCTGCGTTCTCGATCTGCACGCCTACACGAATGTAAGCAGTGAACTCGGTCGAGTCCTTCTTCTGACGGAAGTCAGAGTAGACCTTTACCTCACGCTTGATACCCCAAATACGGTTCTCAGGGAATGTAAGTTCAACTGTACCGTGCTGACCCGAAGTACCGGAGTATGTACCGGCAAGAGTCTCATCGAACAGAGGAACCTCACGCACTGGGATTCCGAACGCGAATGGAGTTACAGTGTTACCTGCGGCACCATTTGGAGCGGATGGGTTACCAGTTAGAACCTGGCCTGCAATGTCGTACGGTGTAGCGCTGATGTTAGTCAGAGCGTACAGCCAGTCCTGCTGCAAGTTGGAACCAGTGTAGAACTTCAACTGGTTACGACGCTGTAGGTACTTACGAGGCATTGCCTTGATTGCCTTGTTGAAGATTGCCTTGTCAAGACCTGCACCAGCCGCGTCTACGACGTGACCACCTGCAAGTGCCAACTTACGGAAACCATCGAAAGCAGATAGTAGACCGGAACCACCTGTGTCACCGTTAATGGCTAGATCCTCAACGTCGTTTCCGAACTGAGTAGCCATTAGGCGCGCAATGTGGTCCTGTAGACCTGTTTCGATTGCATCCTCAGTAGACTCGGTTGAAACTTCCCAGTCCAGACGCAACTTCTTTGTGGTAATGCTGATCTTTGTGAATGTTGGTACAACGTTCACACCATCGTCAGTCGCTTCGGTCGCTAGACGCGCAAGACGTGTTCCCACGGCTACCTTGTCGAAATCGGCGGTGTTGGAAGTCATACGCTTCACAAAACCTTCCTTAGCGAGAACGGTCGCGTCCCACATGTAGTCGATGAATCGGTCAGCCTGTTCTGCGTTAAGCAGACCACCGCCACCGGCACCAACTACTGTAGTGGTAGTTACCTTCTCTAGAATTTCATTGTTGCTCACTTGTTATTTCACCTACCTTTTTTTAGTGGTTTATCACGAACGGACGAGGAAAGCACCGCTCCAGATATTTGATTTTGTTACCTGCTCTGTTGACCGGCCAAGGTCACCAGACTTCTTAATAGCGTCAGCCTCGTCAATGACGGTGACGGTCTTGGCGACCGACTCTAGGGCTGTGCTCAAACTTGCGATTACCTCTGCCATTTCGCTCTGCTTCGCAATTACGTCTGTAAGTGCGGCTGTGAACTCGGCTGAGTTATCAGATACGGACTTCGCAATAGCGGCTAGTGCTTCGGCGTTCTCGGAAGTCTTTTCTGTTACGGTCTTTTCAACTAGGGAACGAAGTTCCGTAATCATCTTGACCAGATCAGACTCATCAGAAGCCACTTCCTCTACGGCCTCGGCCTTTACGACCTCTTCGGTAGCGTCTGCGACAGTCTCAATGACAGCCTCAACAGCAGTTTCTTCTACAGTTTCAGACTTTGTTACTACCTCGGCCTCGGCCTCAGTTGCAACTGTTGTCTCTACAATTTCTTCCTGCATGATTTTACCTCCTTCGCCAATGTTTTTCACTAGGTCCGCTGTGCCTGTGTGTTCTTTAATCAGGTTACGGATTACGTCAGCCTTATCAACATCACCAGACTCAACCCATCCAATGTTTTCCATTGGCTTGTTGCAATCAAGGCAATTAGCCGATTCGGCTTCCTTTATTACTGCTACCTGATGCGTAGAGCACCAGAAGATATTGGAGGTCGAAACCTCGGTTGCCATTCCCTTTAGTGTCAGACTTCCGTTATCTGCCTTTACAACCGCAAAGATGTTTGCAAGTTGGTTAGCAGGGCTGTCAACAACACTTAGTTCAATTAGCGAATACTTGGTGATCATTCGAATGAATGCATTTGTCTCTGGATCGAATACCTTGTCTGCTTCGATAATCTCGCCGCCGATACTGAATCCAGAAAGCGTGCCGTCTAGAATCTTCTCCCAAGTGTCAGGAGCGCCAATCGAGATGTACGCTGTCACAAAAATACCAGAATATACCTTGTCGGTTGAAGGGTCATAAAAGTCCTCGACTGAGAACGATAGAACCTTACCAACAGCGATACTCTGGTGCATTTCACGCAAATTTCCGCGGAATTCGTTGAACGCATCTAACGAAGCGACAGTGGAAACAATGTCTCCCTGACGATCCACGTTATCCAGTGTGGCGAAACCGGACACCGTACGGTGTTCTTGGTCTACCTTCTGAATAGGGACGGAGAACCTTAGATTCTGGCCGTCAATATCGAAATGCGCCTTTGTAAATTCCATGTTGGATTGATAGTAATTGCATTGATATTAAAATGCAAATTATTATGGGGCTGTCCTTCCAGAACCCTGTGCATTTCGTCCATTTCCGGCTGAATCAGTCTGTCCTGACTGACGCTGCTGATCCCTTGTGCGAGACTGGTTTCCTTGCGCGGTCTGGTCTGCGGCTGCCTGTGCATTCAATTGAACCACAGTATCTCCACCCTCGACAGGAGGTAAGCCCATAGGCTTACGGACCTCATTAGGAACAACTGCCTGCATACGTAGCAAGCGCTCGTCAATCTTCGACTGAGTTTCAGCATCAGTAAGAGTAAGTTCGTTAAGGTGGAACTTCCAGTTATCGGTCATGGTGCCAAGGATTAGGTCGATACGCTTTTCTAGCATTGTCTGCTTTGGACGTGTTACACCTTCCTTGAAGCCCTTATCTGCTGCCTGAGCAGCAGCCAATCCGATGTTATCGAAGTATCCCGCCTTAATCTTAGGTGTGCGGTGAGCCATGAAGATTTCGTCAATATTCATCTTGCGGTAGTTATTGAACGAAGAGTCCTGGGTTCCGGCTTCGATAGGAGTCATCTTGAATTCTACCTTTGCATCAGATGTTGACGGAGGTAGAGGAATGAATACTGATCGGTGGTTCTTGCCCTTCACGCCAGTTTCGAATAGTTCTACGATGGCACGCTGCGAGTTGCTGGACAACTTCGCGCCCTGCAAAGTGATGATATAGCGAGGGACAGCCTTGTGCTCAAAGTAGTCAAGGTTGAAGCGGGATGCAAATTCATCACCCGCGAGTGCTTCCTTCGCGGGGATGATATCAGGAATACCATAGTATGAGTTCATAGGTGTGTAATTGGCGATGTGAATAACCTCGTTAGGGTTAGGGTCATCAGTTAGCGGATTATCTGTAGTTGAGTCACCGAAGTTACGGAAGAATACTACGTGATGTCCGATCAACTGTACGAATCCATCGCGGTGTACGCGCACACGCATAGTGGTTGCTGGAATATGACCAACGTAGTTGATCTTGCCAGACTTGGTGCGGCCAATCTCTAGGTAACAGTTTCCAGTAGCCTCGAAATCCAACCATAGGTTGTGAAGCGTGTCGGAGAATGGGTGCATCCAGTTTAGGGTGTCAAGCCAGTCAAGCAACATTTGCTTCTCGTCCTCAGCCTTGCGGTTCGCCCGCTGTAAGGACTTAGGGTTGGTTGTATCCTCTAGGGCACGCTTCTGCTTGTATGAAGGCTCTAGGTCATAACCAAGGTCAACGATATTGGTCACCTTAGCGTTTACAGCCGCGAAGTGAGGCGAGTTCATCTCGTAAATCTTCGCAAGGTACACAAGGTTGTAGTCGGGGGTGACTAGGTTGAAGTTGTCGTACGCAAAGAACGAGCCGATTTCCGCAGACTTGCTGCGTACCTGCTCTGCCTTATTGATCTTGCGGCGCTTGAAGTTGGTCGATAGCCCGCTCAACTTCGAAAATTCGTCGGGTGTCATGCAGAAAGGATCGCTGTTTACTTCCTCCTGCTGTGTGTAAGCATAAACGACATCAATTTCCTGCTCTACTTCGTCCTGCTCAATCTGAACTGAACGTTCGCGGCGTGAGGCCACGCGCTTAATATCCGAGGCCACTACGCTTCGCCTCCAATTCGCCCATTAGGGCGGGAATGTCATAATCATCAGGAACCTTGCCCTCGCGGATATTATCTACTTGATGCCAGAACTCTTCATCAGAAACGCGGCGGCTGCCTTCGTAGAAGTATACTTCTCCCTCTGGATATCCATAATGAGCGGCTGCTTCCTTCATTTGCTTGGAACGCTTCTTGTCCCCGCGCTTCGTTGGGATGCAAAGGAAGTTAGCGTCGTCGTCAGAAAGGAAGTCGCCATTTGGCAGCAGCCATAGGTATACGCCAATGTTTGTCTCGGAAACGACTGTAACCTTGGAGTTCTTGAGTCCGTCTGTATTGGCCGTGTCGGTTTCTTCAACCTTAGGCTCTAGAATTGGTACGTTCATGCATTGAGATTACCATTTCGGGCTTCTAAATGCAAATTTACGACACAGGTACGACAAGATTAGCCCATGCTGGCTGATATAGCAGCGCGGCACGGTTCTCTTTCACCGAAATACTGTCGTGAATACCTACATCACCACGATACTTACCAAGGAACGCTCCGTAGTGCTCGGACTGCTCTGCGGCTGTTAGTACACGATTATAAGTAGCAAGATTACGGACTCCCATTCCCGCTGCATGTACGGTGTTAGCGACGTTACGACCGACATATAATTGATGATCAGTGATATTCGCAGTAGGAATCTCAACATAAACGTGGTTCCACTGATCTACTAATTTATTTAGAGCGGTACCACCAGGAGTTGATCCATTGATCTTTACATTCACGAAGTTGGTATCATAGGTAAAGTCAAACTTCCAGTTAAATGAACGCTCCGTAGTTCCATCAGTGATCGCAATAAATGGGTAGGATCCAGAAATTGTGTCGGCTTGATTCTGGTCAACATACCAAAGAAACTCAAAACTCCTATAGTCATAGTGGGTAGTTACTCCGTCTACGTTGGGGTCTACAATTGCCCCGCCCCACGTTGAGTTCATCTCAAAGTAGGTACCAGCATACTTATCGTGATTTAGTGTTGGCTGAGGCTCAACTGGCATATACATACGTCCAGTTCCATCAAATTCAATATGTGCTGCGTCATGGAGCGCCGTCGCTGACAATGTATGGAATAGTCGAATTGTCTGCTGCTTTAACGCTACGGGCTTCTGCTTGTATCTCTGCTTTGCCATATTAGTATCAAGCCTGTTAGAAAAATCAGTAAACTGGTGTGCAAAATCTACTCCAGCGACACCGGCATTAGGAATGATGCTTGTAGGAATTGGGGCGGTGGCATTGTGAATTGATGCAAAACCAACATCATTTGTAATAAACGTGTATGCCGATGCGCTGCGTTCAGACAAAAGGTATGCAGACTTAACTGGGTCTGCTACCGCAATGTATGGATAGCAGGTCAGAATCGCCTTCGGCGCTGCTGTGTTGGTATACCACATAGGCCAAAAGCCAGCAGCCTCAAAATCGTCAGCATAGGAAGAGTAGACGCCACCGATAAGGCTGTCTGGAAGCAGGCGATTGTGTAGATATAGGTTTCCAAGCATATCGTATCCAACAGTAGCCTCATCTGCCGACCTTCCAAAAATGAAGTTCATATCGCTGGTAATCCTGATATCTACATCGATGTGATCAACTGCTGAAACGTTATTGAAGGTATATGGAGTGACCTGTCCTGTCCATGCGTAGAACTTACCATTATCATAAATGAATACTAGTTGCGTCTGAGCCGAGTTAGTAATTGTTACAACTGTGTCGTATGTATACGTGTTTGCAGTTACCGTTCCATCTACGGCATATGTCGTATTTGTTACCTTTAGATTATATGACGAATCAAGCCATACCTCAAAAGTCTGGTTTGGTGATTCAAGACTAAATAGATACTTTGTGGCGGGTGTTAGGGTCACGTCAATAGCCGTCATGGAAATTACGAACTGGTTTGTTCCTAGTAATGATCCGACCGGCTCTTTCAACCAATATCCGTTATAGCAGCCCAGCCCATTAGGATTTGAGAATGGAAGTCCAGCAAACGGGTATTCGGTGAGTGCTGGCAGTTGGCGGGGCACCCAAAAACCATTACGGTCCTTATCTGCTCCAACAGAGTCCTTACCTGCGAGTTCGCGGTCGAGCACAATATCAGTGACGTTGATCCGAGGGGTCCACATCTCAAATACCTGACCGCCATCCTTGAATGCAGCCTCGGCGTGGCTCAAAACGTCATTACGTAGCGCCCACTTTTTCTTGTAGACTTCTGGATCTAACTGGTGGTCGTATACGACAAAATGACTGGCCGACCCATATGGACTTAGCCACATCTGAGGATCAGTATTATAAAATGTGAATCCACTTGGGACGATGGCCTCGTCAACAAGTTCTCCGTCAACCCACAACTGAGCGGAATCTGTATTCCATGAAACTCCGATAAACTTGCTCTCTAGTTC